AAAGAATTGGTTAAAAAGAAAATAGTTATGAGTATGCACTCTGCAGCATCTGGTAGAGGGTATTTGCTTCTCTCAAGTTCAAGAATGGCTAGGGGTAAGGCATACTTGGATGATATTCAATCTGCAGTCACCTTAAAAGTTGGTAAATGAGACACTTATCAAACTGGCACACTTGCCCACTCAAGGATCAATTTTTGCTTTATACTGAATGTTGTTGACACTCAAAAGTAAATCCATGACTGAAAAGGAATTTCTTATTCAAGAATATGGACAAGATGTTGTAGATTTCTATCTAAAGAATGTTTCCAACAAACTAGATTATTTTTCTGTAAGGTATTGTGAGGATATTGAGGAAGATCCACAAGATACATATTCTTATATCTGGGATCCAATTTCAAAGTCCGCATTTTTAACTGAAAATGAAATTGGCGATTTAGAAGAAGGTTAAACATTTTTATACCACTTTATCAACTGGCACACAGGCACTCCACAAGCACCTGTGTGCCTTTATAATAGGTACATACACAACACACCCATGAGCACCACCTTCGCTGACTACGCTGCCCAAGAACAGGCACGGCAGAGCATCGCTGACGCTGTTCTGAGGCATACCTATGCTCTTTGTGAGGCACTCAAGCACAATTACGTTGAGTATGCCATCCGTGGACATCAAAAGTTTGTTGATGATCTTGAAACTAAAGAGTATCATCAACGTAAGATTGATGAACTCAAGAACAACGAATGCCCAGTTGATTTCATCCTTGAGTCTGGACGCAAGTACCACAAAATTGTCTTTATTGATAGTAATGGTTCTCGCTCTGTTCATGCCTTCGTAGATCAAAAAACTGGTGAAGTATACAAATCTGCTAGTTGGAAAGCACCTGCCAAAGGTGTTCGCTATGATCTGCGTTTGATTGAAGAACGTGAATGGTTGTTTAAGAATGCTGATTGGGCAGGTAGTTATCTTTATGCGAAGTGAATCATGTTAATGATCTTTTTTTGGTGGTCTGTTGCCATGCTTGGTGCAGTCGCCTTCAATTATGTTCTGATGCAATTCACTGATGATGACAACGACTGACAAACTTATTTTTCTTGGTTCTTTTGTTTGGTTTTTGCACTGGGGTTCATGTCTTACATCACGTATTCTGGATACGGTTATCGCAAGCGCCTCTGTGAGGACGTTACCACTTGGTTTCTAAACAAATTCTTTCCACGCCATAAGATCCACGTTGAAATTCTTCATCGTGGATTGAAACGTGAAGGTGTGAATGGTTATTGTGACATAGTAGGTGAGCAATATCGCCCTCGTCAATTCTTAATTGAACTTGATACTTATATGGATGAGGAGTTGTATATAAAAACTCTTTTACATGAACTTGCTCACCTTAGGCAATGGGTGGTGGGTTCACTGCGGGTTCGTTATGGGAAATTATGTTATTCTAAAGAACCTGTGGAGAAGTATGAGTATTGGTATCAACCACATGAAGTAGAAGCACGGGAGCAGGAAGAAACGCTCTACGACCAGTATTGTAGAGAAAAAATACAATTGAGAGATAATGTAAAATTTTTTTCTACATTGCCAAGACATATATTATAAAATTAATCATTATTTACTATAATAAACCATCCAGTTATTACATATTTTGATGTTGTTCTTACGAAATTTCCCCTATGTGCATGAGTATATCCTGCTGGCCAAAGTAGAATGGTTCCTCTTTCTGGATGAAATCTAAGTCGTTGAGTAAAAAACTCAGTTTCTCCCTCTCCCTTTGGAATATCATTCAAATATATCATCCAAACTAAAACTCTATTTGATGAAGTATAATGTGAACTCTCTGAGTGCCAAACGTGATAACCTCCTCCAGGATCAGTTCTTTGCATTTTAACGTCAAGAACTGTTAGGGGAGTGTTTTGAAGGTCGGGATATTCTGCGGCATATTGCTCAAATGCCTTTCCTAAAAAATCGTAGCATATGTTGGTTAGTTTCGTATCAAATTTATCAATCCATAATGCCTTATCAGATCTTCCATATACACCTTCTTTAAATTGATTTTTTCCGTCATCACCTACTTCTTCAGCGTCAAATTCATTACCTTGATATTTAAACTTACGTCCTATTCTTGAATTTTGAACATCTTCAAAAAAATTGATGAAATCTTCACAAATATTTTGTGGAACAGCATTTTTAAAAATTGCTATGTGATCTATTATTTCCATGAATAAAATCTTTGTTTTTTTATATAGCACATCATATGACAGTGCTATAAGTGGCACAGGTGTTACCCAACCGCCTGCTGCAGGCAGTATAATTACAAGGTAATCAAGGGAACACCCGATGATCACAGACACCATTCAAGACAAGCAGATCCGCCGCTCTATTGTGAAAGCAGTTGAGGAGATGGATCTGCGTTTCCTGCAACGTATTGCCTATGAAGTGCGTTGCGAAGAAATGGGTATTTACCCTGATGGTTGGAAACTCTACCCCGAAAACTGATCATGTCACGTCGTAATGTTTGGTTGAATTTTTCTGAATGGGAGTTAATTAATGAAGAACTCTCCGATTGTGAGTATCATTTTTTTCAACTTTCACAAAAACAAGTTGCTGAATGGAAAAAAGATATGAAAAAACATCCACATCGTGAGGATCGTGTATTTGAAAGAGTTGGAATTTATCCAATGATTCAAAAGGTCAAAAGTCCAAAGGCAATTAATATCTTGTGTCGTGAAAATTGGCGTTCACAAGATATGATTGATGTTATGGAAAATCAGCATTCTTTTATTGGTTTTATTCTTACACATCTTAATGATGTAAGTATAAATACGACTCTTGAAGAATGGGAAGAGATTCGCAATAAGATGAAAAGCGTTATTTGTGAATCTGATAAAAGACTTTGGTTTGATAATGATTTAATTGACCTTTACAAAAAAACAAACAAATGAATCTCTCCACTCAATCTGTTTCTAAAATTGCTGACGCACTCAAACCAGCGGTAATTGATTATGTCTCTATGGACGAATCTTTTATAGAGGTTCTGCAAACCGCAATTATTGGAGGTATTCGCAACACTATGGGTGACATGGATGAGGATTTACTTTTTGAGATAGGTATGCTACTTTTTGACCGAATTGAATTGAAATGATGATTGAAACACTGATTGCTGGACTTACATGTGGAATTGCTACATTCTACGGTGTTGGTGATGGTTTTCATGGTAATATAACTGCAAATGGAGAACGATTTGATGCTTACCGTTGGACTGCTGCTCACCCTTACCTTCGTATGGGAAGCAAAATTAGGGTTACAAACCAAGACAATGGTAAACAAGTAATTGTGAGGGTGAATGATCGTGGTCCATATTCTCATGCTGACTTGGATCTTTCTTATGGTGCTTTCGCTCATATCGCTTCTCCACGCAAGGGCAATGCTGTTGTCTGCTGGAGAGTCATCGGATGAATAAATCAGAGAAAGATGCACTCTACGTTGTCATTATGTTAGTAGTGCTCCTTCTACTTGACATACTGGTAATCGGTGGTATATTATACAAAGGACACGCAAATTTTCCAGAACTCATCAAACATTTGAAATCATGAAAAAACTGCTTGCTCTTGTCACTGTTCTGATTGCTGCTGCTCCTGCAGTTGCACAAGAACAAAAAGTATCATATCGCCCCTTTACATACGAAACTCCTTGTATGCTTGAGGCAGGTGATCAAACCTATCCTGATGTATGTAAGGTAGTTGAAACACGTGAAAAGAGTGGTGCCCTTCGCACACGCAATATCTACTCTAACAAACATGCGTTGACTATCAAAGGACGCTTTGACCAAGAGAAAGGATATATGACTTGGGACAGTCATAACAAATATGAATACAAATGGGAGTATAAAATTGGTGGTACTGGTGGTGCTGATGGACTTGGTGCCTGGACATATGTGATGCCTGGTTTTCTACTTCAAAACGTTAGTTGGGACTAAAAATGAAAGAAATGAATGTAAATCTAAATGTGCATGAGATTGGTATTATCCTCTCTGCAATTCAAAATCTAGAAAATGCAGATGAAATCCGTCTTTCTAGGGAGTATGGTAGTGCTTCAGCACTTTATAATAAACTTTACACGATCTGGGAGCGAATGGACAGATCGGAAACTGGACTACGCTACGACGTGGTGCCCTCCTTCTGACCTATAATAGTGATGAAAACATCTTACATCTATCTTGGTGTGATTGCCATTCTGATGTGGAATGGTATGTTGATCAAACGTGATCAAGAACTTTTCAAAGCACATGAATCATGTGCTCGCTTCACACATCATCCCGACTGCCCTTACAACAAAAAATGAACAAAGACGACATCAAACAATTCATCAAGGCATTCATGGATTTCAGCAAGCACGCAGAAGCACAAGAAATGTATTACAATGCCAAGCAAGCATATCTTGAGTATGAAATGCGTAAAGAGAAATCAAGGATGATTATTGAAGATGAGATTGAACAAAAAGCAGCAGAACTTGAGGTTACTGTTGACTACTATATGGCAGAGTTCATGTGATGAGTGATCAAACAAAACTGATCTTGGCATTGATGCAGATTGATAACCTTACCGCTTTAACTGAAGGTAATGAGTATCAATCTTTTTTGTATTCGCATTTAATTTCTATGAAATGTGAACTACAACGCCAATTGACAAATCTCAACCATTCGACTACAATCAAGGAGTAATTTAAAACAGCAAATGAAGTATCTTTACATCGTCACCTACTGGGTTCCTTTTCCTTCTTCGGAATATGGCGGCACGATTAGTTTGATTGCAGAATCTGATACAGAAGCATTTGAGATTCTTTCCAACTGTAATGATTTTGATGATCGTTACACTGATCGTATCATGGAGCGTGTGGTGAATGCTCATAAGTTTGCTCTGGCAAGCGAAGAGAAATCCCGTATTGTTGATGTGTTTATTACTTGATGTATGAAATACGAACCACAGATCAACGATTATGTAATATGGAACAACGGCAAAGGCGTTGAAGGGTGGATTTATTTCAAAGGAAAAGAATATATTACAATTGAGGTAAACGTTCGCCCCAAAGATTCAGAAAATCTTTATGCCTGTTCCTTACATGAAAACGAACGATTACTTGTGCTTTGCTACCAAAATCAATGGAATCAGTTAGAATATGTCAGATCCAGGAAATCAGTCTATGAAACCTAAAAGTCCATGGAGATGGTGGGCAAAAGCACTGGGCGAAAAAGCATCCAAATGTGACAAAGAATCAGATAGAGTTGCAGTTATTCGCACTGTAATCTTTGCAACTTATCTGATTACTAACTGTTTCATCGTTGCTGGTGTCATACGACACTGGAATGATGAAACAATCATTGAAATCTTTATTGAATCTCCTCATGAAGTACCAGGTTATCTACAACAAAAACAAAAAGAAATCCGTATCCAAACAAGTGGCAACTTTCTATAATATTGAGGATGCCATTATGTGGGAAAAACATGTTAAGGAACAGCAATTTACTAATGTGGAAATAGTCCCAGATTTTAGTTAATCTTTCTAAATAAACAAAGATAGATTCACCTTTGTTTGAACAGGTAATGGCGGTTTCAATTAATACTACTTTTCATTTTAATTCTGGAGCAATACCATTCAGTTCACTAAGACAAGTTTTTAAAGAGACTGATACTGGAGCAGTTAAGGCATCGCAGTTAATTCGTAATACCAGCATTTACACTGAAAATCCAGTTGTTCCGGATGCAGATGAAAATTCAAACATAGTAACTACTCAATCAGGTTGGAAGACTTCACAGTTTCGTGGATCTTGTAAAGAATACGAAGCTGTGCAGTCTGGAACTGATGCTGATAATGATTCATCTGGATATGGATTTAGACTCGGAAGAGCAGCCCATGCACCTGGTGGAATTCCATGGGGTGGGAATATGACTAAAAACATTAAAAAGAATGTTTACATCACAGGTGAAGTTGGATGCAATAATCCAGACCCTAATACTGCTGCATTAGGATTCTCTCCAGATGTTGATGCCCCTAACATGTATGTTGAAGTTTCTGGAACCGTTAGAGGATGTGGTGGAGAAGGTGGAGCAGTAGGTGGAGGAAGTGGAAATCCTGGAGGACCAGGAGCAAGATTTGTCACCAATCGCCCACTGAAAGTTGCTGTTGTTGGTAGTGGATTCATACGTGGCGGTGGAGGTGGTGGTGAAGGTGGTTCTGATGGAACTGATGGATCTGCCGGAGCTGATGGAACTGATGGATCCGCAGCAAGATGTAGAAAGGTAGACAATAATACTGGAAGAAGTTGCTGTAGTCCTTGTGGTGGATGCCCAAGTGGTTATCGCAGAGAATATTGTCACAATCGCCAAGGAAGATGTGGATGGTGTGGTCAATATCGTGATTGGGAATGTAGAAGAGTTCAAAATGAAAGTCGTGATCCTGGAACCAAAGGATTCAAGGGAAATGCAGGAACTAAAGGAACTGGTGGAACTGGTGGACGTGGACGTGGATGGACAAATTATGGTCCAGGATCTTCACTTGAAGGTGGAGTAGGAAATCCAGGAAATCCAGGAAATGCTGGTAATGCAGGAAATACTTGGCAAAGATGTCGTGATAATTGGAGTACTGAAAACAGAGGATCTAATGGAAATCCAGGAACTCCGGGCAATGCAGGAAATCCAGGAACATCAGGAGGATCTGGAGGACGTTGGGGAGAATCTGGTGGAAATACTACAGGACCAGGAAGTGCTGGTGCTGGTGGAAGAGGAATCGCAGGTTCTGGTTATACTGTAGTTGAAGGTGGTGGAAACATCATCGGTGGTTACTAATAAATATTCAAAAATCTTGAAAAAACTATGACTTACGATAAAGAAAAATTGCTTGATCTTTTTTGGGAATTCAATTTATATTTTACTGATCACTCAAAAATTGCATCACCCGGATCAATTAACTTTGCAGTTTCCCCAGAAACAGCAGAAAAGCGTATGGAAATTTGTAGAGGATGTGATCAATTTGATCCAAAACGATTAGATTGTAAGCGTTGTGGATGCTATCTTCCAAATAAAACAGAAGATACTGGCGAATCATGTCCAATTGATCGCTGGGGTGCAGATAAAGAAGGTTGGTTATCTGGAGCAAAAGAATTACTTGAGAAAATTGAAAATCATGTCCCAGTCACCGACTGAATTTCCTTCATTATTTGATCAGGCAAAAAACCTGGCAAATCTTGCAAAGGATGTGATTATGTCTGATCAACCAATTCTTGCATCTGAAGAATTGCAAAAAGAAAGAATGTATCATTGTCAACGATGTGAGCACTTTGCTAAAACAAGCAAACGTTGTAAACAGTGTGGTTGCTTTCTTAAGCACAAAGTTAAAATTCAACAATCAAAATGCCCAATTGATAAATGGTAACATGAGCGAATTTCCATCTATACCAGAACAAGCAAATAATTTAGTTTCATTAATTCAAGATGCAATTATGGATGCTATCTCAGGTAATGAGATATTTGCAACTGATGAAGAAAAAGATCGTAGATTATCCATATGTCGCTCATGCCCAGAGTATCATGCAGAGTCTATTAGATGTAAGAATTGCGGATGCTTTTTAGAAAATAAAGTTATTTACACTGCTGCCAAATGTCCTCTTGATAAATGGGTTCAACCATAATACCAATAGAATCCTCTATAACTATATCGCCCAGGATGTTTCAAACTTTTAATTAAACCTAATCCAGCACTATTGCCACGTAGTGCTTTCATTGCTTCAGTAATACTCTCATAACGGGGACCTAATCTCTCCGTTTTTTTGTGTATGCCAAACACAGATCTTTTCTTATTATGTTCTTCAACAACTGACCATTTATATCCATAACATCTATAACAGTTACGGGCACAAGTCATTATATTTGAATTCTTTCTTGCATTACCTGTCACTTCTTCTGCTGCTAGTGCTGCCGATTCCCATATCTTGATCTCACCAGTTTCAAGATGCTTACCTTGTACTTTATGTCCAGTACGTTTAATGTTTTTACGATCTTGATTGTTAAATGTATGCCTATACTTTGGTTTATTAATTGTTTCTGGTATGATAGGTACTAAATCTTCTTCATCATCTTCTTCTTCTTCAAAGACACGATAGTTATAGTTCTCTCCATTATAAGAGTCATAGTGTCTTATCCACTGTTCTCTTTTCTCATTCAATTCTCTTTCATCACATTCATCTAGTTCTTGTATTGTAAAACGATGTATTCCATATTGACGAAATGCTCTGTGTAATGGTTCAGGAGACATTTTGTTTGCTGATTGAATGTGTGCCTGCCATTCTTTGTTCATGGGTAAGAGAGTGCTTCCCACGTACTTTAATCCATTCTCTTTGTTTGTGATTAGGTAGATAATACCCCTTGCCATGTGTTTAAATGCATAGTGTTTTATACACTAGTTATAGTGTATTGGATACTATTCTAATTATGAGACTTTTTCGTATGTGTGAGAATGACAATATTGAGAAAAATTTGTT